AAAACCAACGTTCCAGCCGTATCCAGCGTGACGTTGCCGGTAAATACTGGGCTTGCAGAAGAAACTTTTTCGGTGTCAAGCTCTTCAATCGCAGCCTGAACGTTGGTGGATTGGATGTCACCTACTGGGGTGAACGCAACGTTTTGCGCTTGTTGCGCGACAACAGTGTCTGAAACGTCAATTTCGGTCCAAATCGATCCGTTCGACAGCAAAAAGTCAGGCGGATTTAGCTGAACAGTTGGGGCCGGTTGCGTACCAGTACCGGCTTCACTGACGATGACGTAATAGCCAGAGTTTGCGGCTGATGGTGCGGGCAGTGCTTGACCAGCAGTGAAACCAAGCGCCGTACCTTCTGAGGTAACTGTGGCGATCAGGTTGGTGCTTGCGTCATACGTTCCAGCAAGAACGATTTCACCAACGCTGATGCCGATCGGCTGCCAGACGTTGCCGTCCCAGAGGAAGTAGTCACCTGTGATTGAATTAAGGTGGGTTTGACCAATAAAAGCACCGTTAGTTGGAGTGATTTCTGCAATGGTTGCGGTAGAACGATCCGCTAGTTTTTCAGCTGTAACTGCATCGTTGGCAATACGAGCAGTAGGGAACTCGCCAGTTGTAATTTTTGTCGCGTCAAGGTCTGGAATATCAGTGTCAAGCAGGCTTTCAGTTGCCGTGACATGACCTTCGGTGTCAAATGTGAACTTCGTTGCCGTACCAGAAACAACTGCGTTGTTATGGCTTAGATCACCAGTGCCGTCTACACCAAGACCGCTGCCGGGTTTGACTGTGCCAACGGTGGTGCTGGTGGCAACAGGAATGTCGCCAGCGTTGATGATGCGACCGCCAGTAACTAGACCGTTGGCGTCGTATTGAACAAGATGGTGCTCTGTGGCTTCAGCAACAACGGTGTTATCGATCTGGAGCGTGTCGCCGCTCATCACCAAACCGTTGCCATTAACGGCAACACCGCCTTTGGTGGTTGATGCAGTCGGGATGTCGCCGCTGACAATTTGCCTGTAACCGACCGTCCCACCGGCTCCTGTTGGGCCTGCTAAAAATTCACGAGCAGCAGTGGTGTTATCAAGACTGGTGGTAATCGTGACTTGATCACCAAGCGTAGAAATAATTATGTTGACGATTCCAGAAGAGCTGCCGACAACGGTGTTGACGGAACCAGCAGCTTTGAAGCTAGTCCAACCACTGCCGTTCCAGATGTAGCCGGTGTCATCAGTGGTATCCAGCGCAAGTTGACCAATAAACGCACCAGAGGCAGGCAGTGTTGTGACAAGGTCAACGATTGCCTCGTCAGCAATCTTGGCTGCGGTTACGGCATCATCAGCAAGCTTTGCAGTTGTTACTGACCCGTCTGCCAGAGCAGATGTACTTACATCGCCTGCACTGAACAGGATCTTTGCGCCAGGAATTGTGGCGTCTGCGATAAGGGTGGTGGCGTTGCCGACTAGATCAGTGACGGTAATGCGCTTGGTTTCGCTTGCGCTGGTGTCTGCAATCGCAAGTTGGTCGGCAGCAGCAAGGTCGCCGCCAGTCAGTGCAGAAAGTTCACTGATTTTAAGGTCGGCCATGCTGCGCTCCGCTGAGCCTGAACACTACTGACTTGAGTTTAGCCTTATTCGTTTTGCTCCAAAAGAAGCTGAGAATCACTATCCTGCTCTACTGTAATTTGGAACCCGTTTTCTTGGAGTAAATAGTTAGGTGTCTGTGTGCTTGCTCTGAGTTTGATAGGGCCTGTAGTGACAAAGTCGATGGCACTAACTAAAGCTTCTCCGGCTTGAAAACGGGTAGAAGAGCTTGTGACAATCGCGTTAAATTCCCACCACAGTGAGTCGTCAAGCTGGGTTTTCCTAGATCCAGAAATAGCTGCTTGGGTTCCTGGTGCTTTTAAGTAGAGTTTTGCTCGGAAGGCTGAGCCAATTTCGGTACGCAGCACAAGCTGCATCAAATAATTAGCTGGCTCTTTGTTGAACTCTTCCACATAGTCCCACAGCGTGTTAAGCGTTCCACTGCCTGAAATTAGGCTACTAACCTGTTCTCGGTGCTCATCACTTAAAGCTGTGATATCTACTGTTTCTCGGTCAGTGTTTAACACATAATCTGTTACTTGACCCAAAATGCGAGCGTCTCGATCGCGGATTGAAACTTGAATCGGGATGTCGCGGGCAATCGCATTAAGAGAAATCAGCCCGTTAGCTTCGCCTTCCAGGCTGTAGTCAAACGTGCTGTAAAGCCTGATGCCCCCAAGCTGATCGACAAAAACGTACCAGTTGCCGCTGGTTTGTACTGTTCCGTTTGCCCAGCCGCTTGCATCAACAAAGTCAAGGTTGGTTCCATCTGTTGTGCTGATCTCTACTAGATCGCCTGTGATTAAAACACCTTCCTCGAAGTCAAAACTGAACCTGTTTCTAACAGGATTGACATCGCTGGGATTGACAATGGATTCCTTGGCCCCCTCGATGGACTCGCGCCTGATCTCTACGTTGCCGACATCACCTAGATAAACGCCCATTAGATTGTCACCTCAGTCAACGCACCAGTGCCTTGGAAACTGATGTTTGCAGAGCTAACTTCACCGACATTTGCTCCGAAAGTCACGCTGGTGATGTAGGCAGTTAGCCTAACATCATGGTTTGTTGCACCTTCAATAAGGCGAAGGCGCAGGTCAACAGTGTCGGTGGCGTCAACACCGTCAACGCGCAACACGTTCTTTAGTGCTGTGGCAGCGTCATTACGACCGTCATCGTTGTAATACAAGAGCGTGGCTGAACCGTTGAATTCCTGCACACCTGGAGCGTAAGTCCGTTGGTTGTCGCCCAGCGTTGTTGTATCAAGAACTTCTAGCGTTCCAGTCAAAGACCAGTTGGATACTTTGATTTGCTCGACGCCGTCAATTAAAAGGCGTCCATCGCGGCCTGTGTATGCTTTTGCCATCAGATCACCGCAATTAAGTTTACGGTCACACTGCTGCGACCTGGACTAATCGATTGTACCGACGGTGGACTTTCATATCTCCATTGCGTTCCAGGTGGTGCGTCGATTGAAGCGCCGGTTCCTTCCCAACCTGTTCTCGTTTCGGCGGGAATTGTAAATTTACGCAGGGTGCCAAAATTTGCGTTGTAATCATCTAAAAAGAGCTGAGCGTTTGTGTCACTGACGTTGGCGTAACCCAGCTGAAGTTTTGCGTTTGTACGCTGAGTGCCGTACAAAATCCTGGTCTCAGCGCCAGACTGTGAGTTAAATGTTTTCGTGGGCCAGTCCCCCGGATTGAACTCCCGGTTTGTGGGGCGTAGCGAAGGAAAAGCCATCAGTCCGAATAGGTGAAATTGGCGCTGGTCAGCACATCCTTTGCAATAAGGCTAACGCCGTTTGAATCCACAGGCACCATGACTGCGCTGACGTTGACTAGGCCGTCTTCATCCAAAGTCAACTGTTCAACTTGATAAATTCCTTGATTTTCCTGTGTGTCGAGAACGGTAAACAACGTTCCATACAGACCGGAATCAGTTACAGCGTCATTTGCAATGGTGATCTGTTGCTCCAGCACTTCAGATGTTGATGGGTTGTAGATCAGTGCGTCGTAAGTACCGTCTGCGATTGAGGTGACACTCACCAGTGTTCCGGCATCTGTAATCGCACCATTCGCAGCAGCGTTGTACGTGGTGGATTCGGTGATCACTTTGATGTACGAACCAGGCTCGATGCCGAGTGTGTCAGGCGTTGTTTTGAATGCGACGGTATGCGTTATCCGACGCCGCACGCTAAGCAAGTACCTTGCGGTTTTCAGTGCTTGAGCGCGGTTAGTACAGAACTCGCTTAAGTCAAATGTTTGCTCAGTTGCGATCCGGCTGTTCTTTGGAATGTCGGCCCAGTCCACCAAGACAGTGCGCTGGTTTGGTAAGTCGTTCTCGACCGTGACGCGCCAGCTAACAATGCCTCGGATGTTGGTGCGTTGGGCTGCATCGAGATATTGCAGCTCTAGGCTGTCGTCAATGATGTTGCCGGAAGTAAAGATCTGGTCTACGGCTATTGGATCAAGGCTGATTTCGTAGTTGGAGTCGTAAGGCAACGCAGGGGACATGCCGAAACGACCGTTTTTAATTGTGAAGTTGCACAGCTGGAGCGCAGCGTTGTCATACAAGAACGAGCGAAGGTTTTCGCTGTCTTCAATTACGCCGTCCCAGAAAATCTTGTTGGCGCGAAGGAAACGAGCAGTTTCGGTCAAGGCCGCTTCGTCAACAAGCTCAGGCGGAACCAAGTTGCCCACGCCTTGCTCCTTGTTCGTCAACAGGTAATAAACCAAGTCAGGGAACAGGTTGCTCTTGCCGACGCTGCCTTCGATTAGTCGATAAAGATCAATGCCGGATGGCGACCAAATGCGGATTTGGTTTAGTGAACTAATTTGACCACTAGACTTAACCGTTAGACCCAGCACCGAGAGATCGTCGTACTGTGCCACCGTGTTATCTGGGTTTTCCAGATACTCGTTGACATAGACGATTTGATGCTCTGGGTTGGATTCGTTGGATTTAGCTAGCTCGGTGTAGTGACTCCGGTCTGAAAGCTGTGAGTTGCGTTCAAACAACCTTGCGCTGGTGTCAACTTCACCTTCTGTTTCACTAGAAGCTACTGAAGTAGATGTGACTCTAAAAGCGTAGTTGACTTGGCTATAACCTTGGCCGATGCTTGCCGCGAACTGCGAAAACTGATTGCTTAAACCTTGAGTTTTGATTGTAAAAGCATCGCCTACGGCCCAATCCTTGGTTGAGTCGGCAACTGTAAATTTGACTGCTGCCCAGTAGCGCCTCGACCCTCCGTTCGCTGTGATGTAGTTAGGCGAGATATCTACGCCTTCGGTGCCGTTAAGAGACGTAGCAGTAACTGTTACATAGATAAATCGATCACCGTTTGGTTTGTAGTGCTCGATCGTTACGCTTTTAGTCGTTCCAGCAAAACTGCGAGCGTCGCCTAAAAAGTGCGTAAGCCATGCAAACTTGTGCAGCTGTAGATTGCCGGTATTAGTTGACGTTGCATAGTTGTCTACTGCTGTTGGAACTGTGCGTTGCAGATTGACTGGTACAGGCTGCCCAGGCGTAGTGGACATTTCATCGTTAGCCCTGCACTGCCCAACCGTCAGCTCCCGGCCTTGAATTGTGATTCTGAATGACCCATAAATGGTGTTGTAATCTCTGCCGATACCCGAACCAAGGACGTAAGGTACGGTTGCTTCTCTTGCGTCAAGAATCAAAATTGACTGTGTGTCAAGGTTGTTAATTGCTACGTCATCACCTGTTTTTGGAATAAATCTGTACTCGAAATAACCTTCTGCTTGTGGCCTGATTCGGATGAAGTTGTACTGATCAACTGGTGCGTTTCCTTGGATACCGAACAGCTGAGGAATCTGTACCCAATCGTTTTGAGCAGCGCCGTACTCTTTGATTGGCCTCACCCAAACGCCAAAGCATGACGTGCGAGTAAAATACTTGTCCATGCGCGGTGTGTTCACCTGCACGTCGTCTTTATCTAGCTTGTAAAGCTCAGACGCTGATGGAATTGCGTTAAAGTTGCACAGACCGCTTGCTCTGTTCCATACTTGGCTGCGAATACCAATCTCAATGGCAACCGAATCACGACGTACAGGACGGATTGTTGCAATGTTGGTACGGCAAAGGTTGTAAAACGCTGCACCGCAATGCTTCAGAGGCGCAAATACCTGACCCTCGTAACCCCCCAAAGCTTCGGTAACGTTTCGCGTTCCAGCAATTCCAATCTCGGCTACACCCAGAATTGCCACGCAACGAAGAGTCACGACCTTGTTA